TTGTTTTCGGTACCGTGGGAATTAGTGGCGAAAAGTTCGGCGATATTATGAAAGACACCCAAGAGAAAGTGGGTGATTTTCTCGCTACTGGTGGTGGTGCTTTTCAAGACTTTGCTGATGTAATGGGCTATACCTCGAAAGAGGCCCAAGCATTAGCTGGCGAATTCGAAACCATGAGCGGTCAAGATGTACTGCAAGAAATGGTTAACCGCATGGATGCTGCAGGCAAAAGCACCCAGCAAATGAGTTTCGCACTCGAGGGAATGGCATCAGATACTACTGCGCTTATTCCGTTGTTGCGTGATGGCGGTGCAGCTGCACAAGATTTAGCTGATACATTCGATTCAATCAACGTAGAGTTGTCAGAAGAAGAACGGGCTCAGTTTGCCGCACTTGCCAATAACGTAGACTTAGCCCAATCAGCCTTCGTCAACTTTATTAATAATGCTATCGCCCCGTTTTTACCTGCAATCAATTCTGCAACCAAAGCACTCGCGGAGTTCTTTTCTAGCTCTCAAGCAGGGCAGGACTTAGATAGGATAATTGAAGATCCAGAATTACTGGGGCAGGTGACATCTTTAAAAGAGATTGAGCAGTTACAGAAACGAATAAAAAAAGAAGAAGAGGCAACCAACGCCGCTATTGCTCAAAAAAGAAAGCAGACGTTCGGAATTACCGTTAACGAAGAAAGAAGACTTAAAGTATTAGCGAGTATTGCTGAGGAAATTGAAAAAAGAAAAGCCGCCATCGAGCAGGAAGAAAGCAGCCAGAAGGCTCTGTTAGAAATTGAAAAGGCAAAAGGGAATTTAAAATCCGAGCGCACATCTGGCGCCGAGTCTATCAAGTTAGAAGATCAACTTTCAAATGAGCTTAAGGCGGTTGAGGACGCTAACAAAACTGAGCTTCAGTTACTTCAAGATCAAAAAACGGCGCGCTTAGCTATTCTCGATAGCATGTATGAGGATGAGAAAAACCTCACTAAAGAAAAGTTAGACGAAAAGAACGCCATGAAAATGGCGATTGAAGCCGACTATTTATCGCAAGCACGTGAACTAGCCCAAACCGAAGAAGAAGCAAAGCTTGAAGCTGCAGTAACTGAAGCTGAAACGCAAAAAGAACTGCTTAATGAAAAGCTGATTTCGCAGGATGAGTACCAGGCTAAGTTAAAAGAAATTATTGCTTCTTATTCGCCTGAGTCAGTAGACCCTGAAGCGTTAGAGGAAAAGAACCAAGAAGAGTTAGAGATGCTCAACGATAAGCTCGATAATCAGCTTATCTCATACGAAGACTACTTTACTAAACTGGGCGAACTCAGCAAAAAAGACTCAGACGACAAAAAGAAAAAGTCAGAGTTAGAAAACTTCTGGTCAGAGTCATCAATTAAGAATCAAATGGATTTGGGCACTCAACTTTTAACAAGTTTGGGCAATAACAGTAAAACCGCACATAAAATTCAGCAGGGATTATCTGCAGCGAACGCCGGCATGAATACCGCTGAAGGTGTAACCAAGGCATTAGCCAAACAGGATTATGTTGGCGCAGCATTAACTGCTGCAACTGGTGTTGCACAAATCGCTGCTATTTGGGCGTCAACGCCAGATGGAAATAGCACCGTTACCCCCGTTTCTTCTCAACCAACTGAGCAACCCCAAGAAAACTATAACGATCAAGGCGCATCAATTACTGATGTTTCAGGCGAGGACATTACCACCCAACGCTTAGTGATTGAATTCAGTGACGAAGCAGTTGAAGCCGTAGGCCGCCACGTTAAAAAAGCAGAAAGCGAGAGACGTATTTAATGATTATCAGTAAAACAAATATCATTGCTGACAACTCAATTACTCTCGAGTCTGGCACTCTTAGTAGTGGTGCGTTATCAAACCTACAAGATTCTGACTTTTCGCGCTTGGCCAGTAGCAATTCTTCAACGTTTGAATTTACTGTTGATGGGATTGGTAGTTGTGAATACATCGCGCTACATGGTTTAAACTTAGCGCTTGGAACTGTTGTAACCCTAACTAGCCCTACTGTAAACAAGACGTTCACGGTTTCACGCCCCATTAAAAACTTAGTGTTCTATTTGGGTGGTGCTACCACTGTGAGCGATTTAACTATTGGCTTCTCTGGTTCTGGTCAAAAGGTTATTAGTTACATCCAAGCAGGTTTAGTTAGCCATATAGCATGGGGAACGAACGCAGGGCAAAGCCTTTATTATTTGGGTAGCAATGTCACTAACCGGGTATCGGCCAACGAAGCGGGTTTCCCTGTCAAAAGAGTGCAAGAAACCATTGCACCAAAACTAAGCCTTACATTTAGAAATATGTATAAAGATTGGGCCCGAACTGAATTACAAGAAATCTTTGCGCTATACAATGAAACGGGCGTTCTTTCCCAACTGGATTACGAAGAAGAAAATAAGCCTGAAGAGTCGTGCGCTTTGTTTGAGCTTACAAACGCTAAAGTATCTACCCATTCGCAAACTACAACCCTTGTAGATGTGTCTTTGTCATTTAGGGTTGTTGCATGAGTTTATTTCACTATTACGTTGTTGAACTGGATTTGCCAGAGGTTACGAGCGCTTGCACAATTAACGGCAACCCCGGCTTTGGCACACCACTCACTTGCACCGATCAAGCCAATCATACGATTGTTACTAAAACCCACAAGTTCACAGATACTTCGTTAATCATCGGCGAGTCTGATGTTTACAAGTGCGTTAACCGCGTGAACGAAACTACACCCATGCTTAAATCGGGTAACGGTGTAGCCAGCACAGCCACTTGCACAATAAACATGCGTGATTTTGTTGGTGACCCGAACTTAAGCAGCCCCGCATTGATAGCTAACGCATCAATAAAAGGTAAGGGCTCGTTTTTCGGCAAACTTAAATCTCGAAACGTTCTAACCAATAAGCCAGTTCGCGTTCTTTATTACGAAAGCGATGGGCGCGCATCAACGCTGAAGCGCACGCACCACTACATGCTAGTAGATGTTAAGCAAAGCGCTAACGATATGTGGACATTCACATGCAAAGATGTGCTTTATAAGGCTGATGATGAGAACAGCGACTTTCCTAAAATAGTAACCGGCACGCTGCAAAGTGATATCACCGAAGGTGAAACCACTATTAACATGAATGCAGATATTGCCGATTGGACCCCTTATTCAGACTACACAGCAGTAGTAAGCGGTGATTTGATGATGATCACAGATGCCACTGGCACTTCATCATCAGTTACGTTAACGGTGGTTAGGGCAAACACTATTACGCTGGGTTCAAGGACTATTGAAAACGAACCTTCAACGCACTCAGCAGGGGATGAAGTTTTTCGTGGTAGGAAGTTCGTTAATGCTGATCCATATGATGTATTGGTGAAAGTGTTTGAAGATGCAGACTTAACAACAGATAACTACAACGCATCTGTTATTCAGTCTGAACTTGATGAATGGATCCCTAACCTTAAAAGCTCAATTGATGCCATCATCTACGAACACGAAGACACGACTAAATTTTTAGACGCGTTTTGTGCAACGTTAATGCTGGATATGTGGACCGATTTAACCACGGGTAAAATTGTGCTTAAGGCAACGAGCCCATGGAATACCACAACAGCAGTATTGCGCGAAGGTATCGAGATTAACTATGGTTCAATCAGCGTAGACGAAGATGCTGATCTTTATTACTCACGCGCTTTCCTACAGTACGATAAGCGAAAGCTTACTGAGAGCGATGATGATGCCAATTTTGCGCGCTCTAGCTTGGCGTATGATGCAACGTTAGAGGGTGAGTATTATTACAACGCCGAAAAAGTAAAAGATTTAGGCAAGTCAATTGTACTAAGTAACAAGCTTAGCAATATAGAAACTGCCGACTTAACCACGGTTCGCTATGCCCAGCGCTTTAGCAACAGGCCGCAGCGCATCATTGCAACGGTAGAAGAAAAGAACCTTAACTTTTCTCTGGGTGATGTAGTTGAAATAGAATCAGCGGTAAATCAGGATTTCTACGGAAACCCGAACACAGGTGTGCGCGCACAGGTTGTTAAGATAGCGCCCCTTAGTTCAGTTGGTCGCAACTATAAAGTTACAGCAGTAACTTATAACCCTTACATCGGTGGTGTTGCAGGCTCAGACTTACCCGTTAACGCTGAATTCGACAACAATCTTTTCACCATTGCCGGCGGTCCAGTTACCCCAGATACATTTACCTTTATATTTTCCTTGCCTTTCTATGGACAAGACACACTTAACCAAGCGATATCTGCAGGTTCATTCCCAGCTGGTTCCACTATTAATCTAGTGTTCCTCAACGGTAGCACTGCAATTGGTCGCGGCGGCAACGGAAATGGTGGGAATGGTGGGGATACATTACGCGGTGCTAATGGCGTAACTATCAACATATACCTATCTGGTCCAACTCCCGATTTTGGAAATGGTTCTTACAATGCTGATGGATATTTATTTGCACCAGGCGGCGGCGGTGGTGAATTTGAATATCAACAGGGAGAAGATCAATACGAATTCAATTACGTGATCGGCGGCAGTGGCGGCGCAGGAAACAAGCCCGGCATTGGTGGGAGTGGCGATACAGCCGGGTTCCAAGGTGAAAAGACTGAAGGCGGCAGATCTAACGGCCAAGCTGGTAAGGGTGGTGACCCTGGCGAAGATGGTGAAAGCACAAGCGGCTTCGGCTCCTATCAAGGAGGTTTGGCAGGCCGATGCATATCTTTAAACGGATCAACCGTCAATGTTTACACAAATGGTAGTGTTAGCCGATTCATAAAGGGTAGGGGTGACAACCCAAGCGCCATATCATGATCGAATCATTAATTGGTGAACTGTATTTCGATGTTGAGCTTTACGACAGCATTGAACTTGGTACAAGAATTCGCATCGGTGAGCATTACAACGGTTCTAAGTGTGTAATTTGGAAAGATGGTGTTTTCCTTGTAGGACAACTCGAAGCATCGATTTCTTTTCAGGGCTCACTGGTAAAGCTTAACAATGCTTCTACCGCCCCTTACATCTCTTACTTAAATAACGAGCTTGTTGGCAAGCAGCTGCAAGTATCTGGCTCAATTATCTACACAAATGAAAACGCTTATCGCGAACTACGTGAAGATGCCATGTACGGGCGAAAGGCTAACTATAAAGTTGAATTCGCAGATGGTGAAGAATTCACAGCCTCATTCATTCCAACGGGTTTGGCTGATAACTTCCCACGCGGCCAAGCACAAACAAGTTCATTCACGTTAGTTTCAAGCGGTAGCGTGTCTCGCATTACAGTTGAGTAAAATAATCAATGGCTGAAATAGAAAAGTTACAGGCCCTTGCACAAGGAACGCCAGGTAACAGCACGGGCGCAGATGTAGCGAAAGCGGTTAATGCGCTAATTGATGAAATTAATACACTACTTGGTAGTGATTATTTAACACGCTGGCCCAATTTTTCAGAGGTTGAAGGCTCTCTGGTTGAAAGCCAGCTTCCAAGTGCTGTATCGACCAAGCGCGATGTAATGCGAGTGAGCCCAGCTTTTGACACAAGCAAAGGTAGGCAGGCATTTGAACACAATCATTATGACCAGCTGGCGAAAAACGTTTCCCCTCTACCTCCAACAATAGGCCCGCTAAAACCAGTAGAACTTCACTTTGACACCACACAAAAGAAAACGTGGGTGATGTGGGGGCATAACAAAGAAGATGCGCAGCCTATTGAGCAGTATTTAGGACGAAGACAATTCTACATGGCTGATAGTCCGTTGCTCATTGCTTTAGATAATTTGTTCACTGGCTCTATCACAATGCGTGTTTACGTTTTTCATGTGACTATTGATGGCGTCACACATTTAAGCGGCACACATGAAATAAAAGGTTTACCTGGTTCTCCAACGTTAACGCTCGGACAGTGGGTAACTTTTACCGCATCAGTCACCGACTTTGATGAAATTGGCACCGATAGGAACGGTAACTATTTCTATGGATTGGTGGACTACATCAGTTTGTCAGACGGTAGATTTGCTGATTTAAGCAAGCCTTACTTCCCTAGAATCCCACAGCTAAACGCGACGATAACAAACACGAGCAACAACGCTAGCAATCCTTTTATTGTCTGCAACCAAAGACTAGATGGCACGTGGGAAACTGCGGATATCACACCCAGCACACCGATGACCATTTATTCAGGATGGGTCCAAAATGGTAAAAAATTTACTGCAACAAATGTCAGTGACGCTGATAACAGGGTTGAATTTTTTTCAACAAGCTACCTAGATGGCAAAACAGTTGAGTACGCAGTAGCTCTTCACTCTTTATCTAGTTATACAGCACTGGCAACGCTTAATTCAAACAGTAACACCATAAAAGTTGAAGGCGTAAAAATATTTATTGCTACATCAGAAAGGCTAGCTCTTAAACGTAACTACGGTTCCTTATCTGGTACTGCTGAAGTTCTTTATATCAAACAGTTAATCCCAGAGGTGTCTTAATGGCTCGCGATTTTATAAATATTGCAATAGACGAAGGTGAAGAAGAAGCAAACGGGGATTGGTGGGATCAACCATTTGGTTGGTCAGAATGGCTTGCTGCAGCAAATTCAAGAGGTGCAGGTGATATTGTTCATTTAGGCTGTGATGCACAGTTTTTAGTTGACCGCTTTACGTTTTCCAAAGAATTTACAATAACAGCAACGGGCGATGATACAGCCCCGTTTGCGCTTAAATGCGGGAATATTGGCTCACGCATAGACCCTACAATTTCAGAGGAATCATGGTGGGCTATTGGTGATAGACCTGAATATCACAGAAGAACAACTTACAAAGGCGTTAACTACTTAACTTTTGAAGGTGATTACTACATAGTTGAAGGTGTTAGGTCTAGAAACTACGATACAGCCATAACGTTCATTAACGACCAGACAAATCTAATGTTATACAACTCTCAGTTTAGAAGTTGTCGTTTCGGTTTAGATTTTAAAGGTGGAATAAGTAATGGCGAAATAACTGGCTTAGTAGGTAAAAATGTTACTTCTTCGTTGCTCATTGTTAGGGGCGATGTAACGGATACCAGAATTAGCGACATATCTTCACTTAACGCGAATAGCGAAGATGGTGAATCTATCGGTATAAGGCTGCTATCTTCTAACAACCACAACGTGACCATCGCTGATGTGAACATAGGCGGTCAACGTGATCACTACGCTGGCTTAATTCCAAAGAACCCTTTCCATGATGGCTCTAGTTATGCTCCGTACACTCAAGGTGAAGCACTGGCTATCGAAGGTGGTACGGATTTTGTTATTGAGCGCTTCTGCGTTTGGGATACAACTGATCGTCTTATTGATTGCAAAGCCTCAGCCATTATACGTCATTCTGGTGGGTACTTCAGTAAACGTGGCATAACAGTGTGGGGTGATAACTCTGTACTTGAATACTGCTTTGTTGGCGGTACTCAACAAACAGGTAACACTTCTGGTACTGCTTATTTGCTTTTAGGCGCAAATTGCCAAATGAACTACTGTACAGCTCGTCTTGATTCTAGAGCAACCAACGGGTGCATTTTGGTAAGCAAAGGTTCAACGCACACCGTTGAAGGCGGTGAGTACCTAATTCCAGCGTCTAAACCTTTTTTACGTGCAGGCTCAGAAGGGGCAGGAGCGGCAACTGTTCGCTTAATTGATGTTGTTATAAATGGGCAGGTTTACAACGAAACAGTAACGCTATCAAGTGCTGGCGATACATGGACAGCTTAAAAGAGAATAAAGAATGGCAATACAATTTGATAATGCTGGCACAGTCCAGCTAGGAACGAACTTTTCAGCAACCGGCGCGTTTACTTTAAATATTCCTACATTTGAATATAAAGCGGCTACAAAATGGGTACTTGGCCATAATAATTCAGGTAACTGGGGTGTTATAACACTGTCAGGCGGTCAAATAAAAACTAGACTTGGAACAAGTGCGTTTGATATTGACCTTATTTTGCCTGATATTCAAGATGGTGACTTTGTTGAGGGTATGGTTATCACTCGTGACGCGAGCAACTTGGTCACAGTCACAATTGGTGACGTTTCAAAGACAAAAACAGTACCCGGCACTATAACGTTTTCTCAGTTGGGGTACGGTGAAGGTTCTGAGTCAACAATATATGACGGTCTGATGTATGGTGAGTTGACGTGGGATTATGGTGCTTCACAAGTTGTTCAGTATGATTTGAACGCAACGAGCGGTACAGTTGTTAAGGATCTTCTTGATGATACTAATGACAGCCCTTTAGTAGGTTTTAACACTGGGGGATTCGCACTAAACCCCACTAGCGAAAATGTTGCTCCCCAAGTAGCTATTCAAGGTAGAGCTACTCTAGGTGCAGGGGCCAGTGCCGATTTTACCGCTATTGCAAGCGACCTAAACACGGACGATGCTCATACTTTCACATGGCGAATTATCAGCGGCAGTGGTTCTTTAAGTGCTACAACAGGAGCAACAGTAACCCTCACCAGCAATGTCTTAGGTGAAGTTGTTCTTGGAGTAATTGCAAATGATGGTGAGCTGAATAGCGCAGAAACTACGCATGAGGTCAACTTTGTAGATACAACAGGTACGTTTATACGCAGGCTGTTTTTTGAAGACGGTACTTATACAGAATCGGACGTAGAAATAGGTAGAGGCTTACTGGTTGCAGAGAACAATGCTTGGGGTGTGTCTAATAACATTATCGTGTCTAAAGGTAGTGTACCTAACAACGATTCAAAAAGACTAGCGTATAAAGATTTTGGTTTATCTAATTTAGTTTTATACGCGGAAGTTTACCCAGATTTTATGAGCCGTGTATCTGGCTTTGCTTTGCGTGTGCTATCTACTAATGATTTTCTTTTTGTTCATGTCGGTTCGTCAGATATTCGTTTAGTGCATAGACAAAATGGTAATGAAACTGTATTAGGTTTAGTAGAATACGACATATCTTTACCAAACCCTTTTAGACAAGTAGTTGTGTTAGACGGTACACAAATTCTCGTGCACCTTGAAGACGAACTAGTGGCGACATTTAGTTCTTCAATTAACGCTAATTCAACAATTCACGGTTTGCACTCTCAAGCGGACAGAGACTCATCTCACGGTAACATTACCTACAGCGATAATTTAACCCTTACAAACCTTGATATAGCCCCAGACAACGAAAAACCTACAATAACAGTACCTAATGGAATTGTATCTGTAGTCAAAGGGGAATCCTACGTTGAAGAAGTTACTGTACATGACACTCAAGACGGAGATATTACCCAATTTCTTGAGTACTACGACTTTAATAGTAACCCCGTAGCTATAGACACCAGTTTTGGTACTACGTATGACTTAGTTTTAAAAGCAAACGACAACAATAACAACATCACTTACGCAACAAAACGCATCATCGTTGAAGATGGTTTATCGGCAATTAAGGCGGCAAACAGAATGGCAAACCCAACGCAAAAAATTAATATCAACAAATCGTCTATGGTGTTAAGCATACCTAACGACACAGGCATAAAAAGCTATCGAGTGCAAGCGCATCACCAAGACGATGTAAGTGATGTTGTTGCTGATACAGTCGTTGAATTCAATAACGGTGAGGCGGTAGTGCCAACAAATAGACCTATCGGATTCCCTTACACAGGTGGTATCTATGAAGGCAGTTACCCGCAAAATAACGCGGGAGCTATTGTCGGAGCTACTACGGGCGAGATTAAGTGTTACGCAAACGAAGCCATAGCCTCTTACCATGTTCTGCCAGAAGGCGTTATAGCCATAGAGAATACACTAACGAATGAAGATTTATCTTTCACTCTGCCGAGTGGCGCAGATATTAACTACCGCTATGGCTTCTTCGTTTATGTTCCGAATGGCGCTTTTGACTATTTAGAGCCTGGGGAAACCGCAACCGAAACTATCAACTATTTGATGCCCGGGAATATTGAGCAAAGTATTACAATCACAATCCTCGCGTCAATTATGGTTGAAGGCAATATCGCACCAAGCGACACAGCTACTGAAATTCCTTTTGCTTACGTAGAGGGTGATACTTACGAGATAGCGTTTGATGTTTCAGGCAGGACGGCAGGTGAAATACAACCACAAGCCATAGGTAACGAAACGGTAGTACCTCGATACACATTCAGCCGAAACGGGCGTGAAGTTTGGCATTTAAAAATCCCTGCAAACTGTAACT